CCAACTAAGGTTTACAATAAAACAGCGTATAGCATAATTTGCGAAACTGATTTTAGTAACAATTATACTTTCCCAACAGAGAAAGTATCTAAGCCGATGATTGCAGGACGTCTTTTTATTGTAATAGGGAGTCAGAACTATTTAAAAGGTTTACGAAAACTTGGATTCAAAACGTTTGATGGTATAATAGATGAATCTTACGATTCAATCGAAGACCACCCTACTAGATGGCAGGCTGCAATGGATGAAGCTATGAAATTAACTCAGCGTCCGCAAGCTGAAATCTTTAAGAAGTGCTCGACTATATTCAAACACAATCAAGAGCAATTAATTAAGATGCAATATCCTTATTTTACGCTGGAGCGATACTTAGAAGAGTATATTAATCGGGCATCTTTCGAACAAGTGTAATTGATTTACGTTTCTTTTTCTTGTGTACTATTTCATTTAGACTTGTTACAGGCCCACTTAATATCTCGAGTGATTTGTTAGCGAATGTTTTAGTATATGGTTTAAACACTCCCCATTCGTGCCGGAGGAATATGTTAATTGGAATGGATCTATTGGACTCCCACCACCATGTTTCACCTAGCGCCAGGAACAACTCTTTAAACTCGGTATTTGGTAATGCGCCAAAGTTATAAAGGCTAGTAATAACACCGTCTCGATTCTGTATGATGCCAACGAATTCTTCATCGGCATACCTGCAGACTGTTAGGAATGGGTACTTCTCTGTTAATTTTTTAAATAAACTATTGTTATTTTCCATACGCTTTATTATTTTCCATAAATACTACATTATGATGACATCCAAAATATATTTATATCATCAACGCCACAAGGTTATTCTTTTGGATACCAGTGGTGAATTTTTCAGCAGGAGATTCCGCCAAGTGTACACAAAGAATTTAACAGCCCACAGAGGCACAGATAACCAGATTCTAATAGAGTTTGTTAACCAAGATCAGAAGCGTGTCGATTTAGATCCGGATATTAAAGCAGGCTCATTCGTTATTGGAAATGAATACACAATAGTAACGGTTGGTGATACTGACTTTATAGCTATTGGTGCAGCAAGCGACACCATTGGTGTTGTTTTTACAGCGACAGGGGTTGGCGCAGGCACTGGTACCGCAGAAGCAACAGAATATGCAGGCAGAACGTTTACATGTAGGTTGATTTCACATGATGGGGATAGCTTGCTATTAGAAAAGCCACTTGATATAGTCAATGCAACAACAGGACAAACTAAGCTAGTCCTAACAGAGCAAGAGCTAGATTTAATTGCTCCGGGTAAAGTAGGGTGGAGTGTGGAACAAGTGTCCACCGGCAATCCATACGAACCTGTATACGTAGATGATAACGCAGGTGGCAGAGGCGTTATGGACGTAGTAGATAGCATTATGCCATCATTTATTGTAAGCGAAATCCTTACTATCCCAGGCGGTCAACCAGGTCCAACTATTGTTACAAGTGTTTTAAATACAGACGATACAGACCTACATACATTCCAATTTGATATGACTCAGTTCAGCGGTGATATTGTTGCCGAAGGCGCAGCAGACATTGATGGAATGTGGTACGACATCCAAACTGAAAGTTTAACATTAAGTGATCTTCACACGTTTAGTATTAGTGGGTATCATCCTTACATTAGATTTAGCATCACAATAACAGCCGGCACAATAGAACAAATTCAACACAGATAATTGGATCACTAAAATTCCAGCCACATATACCACCTAATAAATAGTAGCAACTTAGGAATAGATATGATAAAGAATTTAGTTTCATTTGGGTGTAGTTGGACGTACGGCGACGAACTACTTGATCCAGCCTTAGAAGGCAAAGGTATAGAACCGTACCAGAAGGAAAACGATGCCTATCGCATGGCACACGCCTATCCAGGTTTAGTAGCTGATCATTATGGTTGGACGTACGAAGACATTTCGTGGAATGGGGCAAGTCTACAATCAATGCTTTGGAACTTTAATCACTGGATTGATAACAGCACACCAGAACACATTGCAGAATCTTTAGTCATTGTAGGATTAACAGACGAAGCACGTATGAGCTGGTACAATACTAATTACTTAAACTCCAAACGTACAGGCCAGCACGATGCACATCGCTACGTACATTCAGTTTGGGTTGATAGAGACTTTGATATTAAAGGTGAAGAGAACCGCATGGAGTACTGGCGTGATCTACACAAGTTACATTATACGTTATCTGATTGTGAGGATTGGCGCAATACCAATTATGGTACTATTGTAAGGTCATTTGATGGGATTGCAGCTAGAAACAATATTCAGATGTTACAGTTCAATGTACTAACACGCCAACATAAACTTAAGGTTCCAACTCTGATAGAATCATCCTCAGCACTTGAAATGCTAGTGATTCGCGACAAGCCACGTAAAGATCCGTTGTTCCTTCCGAAGAAACATCCAAACGAGAAAGGCCATGCAGTTCTATCGGAATTCTTGATAGACAAGATTGATTCTGTTATACTACATGAATGATCGATATCCTACAGTACTTGCCGGCAAGGACCAAGAAGAGTCCAAGCGGTTGGTTCTCATTCAATGCCCCGTGTTGTATCCATAACGGAGAGACCCCAGACAAGCGCAAGCGAGGTGGGCTTATCCTTAGCGGTGACGATTGGTCATACCATTGTTTTAACTGCGGATTCAAAACACGTTTTGTAAACGGGCAGCAACTTAGTTTAAAGTCTAAGAAGCTATTGCAGTGGATGGGTGTTAGTCCGGAAGTAATTCAAAAGATTAATCTAGACAGTCTGAAGAATAAGAAGATTTACGACATTGCTAAAGATCGCACTAACTCACGCAATGAAATTATTCAACGTAACATATTCTTTAAGAAGCAAACGTTGCCAACATCAGCCCGTAGCATTATGAAGTGCGATAACTGGGCAATTGATTATATAAAGAACGAACGTGGGTTAGACTACCATGATTACCCTTTTAAAATTACACCACAGGAAAAAGGACGCAATAAGCAGCGTATTCTAATACCATACATGTACGGCGGCGATGTTGTAGGATGGACGTCACGTTACCTAGACACTAAGTTTCCGAAGTACTTAAACGAACACCAACAACCGGGTTATGTGTTTGGGTTGGATATGCAGAAAGAGGATTGGGACTTTGTTCTTGTTATGGAAGGGGTCTTCTGTGCTATTAGTATTAACGGTACAGCAGTGTTACACAACGAATTAAGTGAACAACAATTAGCAATACTTCGACGCCAAGGTAAAGAAGTTATTGTAGTGCCCGACCAAGACAAAGCAGGACTTGTATTAGTTGAACAGGCGTTAGAAGCAGGGTTCAGCATAAGCGTTCCGGAATGGCCAGAACATGTTAAAGATGTTAACGACGCCGTTAAAGAATTTGGGAAACTTGGCGCACTGCTAAGTATTATTGCCGTGAAAACAGCAAATAAAGTAAGAGCTAAAGTTATGATCAACGCTCTTATTAAAAGGAAAAAGATAAAGATTAAATGACTACTGATTACACATATGATATACAAAAGTTATTCCTTGAGATGATGATTGCAGACGCACAGACTTTTGTGCGCGTACAAAACATTTTTAATGTTGAGAACTTCCATCCTGAGTTAAGACCAGCAGCAGAGTTTATAGAAAAGCACTCAGACAAGTTCGGCACATTACCTGAATTGTCGCAGTTAGAAGCAATGACAGCAGTTAAACTTGAGGCATTACCTGAAGCAATTAACGATGGACATTACGAATGGTTCTTTGAAGAGTTTGAAGGCTTTACTAAACGACAAGAGCTAGAACGTGCGGTACTTAAATCAGCTGACCTGCTTGAGAGTGGTGACTTCGAACCAGTACTTCCGATAATTAAGGCCGCTGTTGAAATTAGTCTTTTAAAAGACATGGGTATTGATTACTTTGCAGATCCAAAAGCACGACTAAGAGCAATTAAAGATAACAACGGCCAGACTAGTACTGGTTGGGCAACAATGGATGATAAACTGTACGGTGGCTTCAACAGGGGCGAATTACAAATCTTTGCAGGTGGATCGGGTAGTGGTAAATCACTGTTCATGCAAAACTTAGCAGTTAACTGGGTTGAGGCAGGACTTAATGGAATCTTTGTCACGCTTGAACTTAGTGAAGATTTATGTGCTATGCGACTTGATAGTATGATGACAGGCACACCGAGCAAAACAATCTTCAAGAATCTTGACGATGTTGAAATGAAAGTTAAGATGAAAGCTAAGTCAGCTGGCGATTTACAGATTAAGTACTTCCCAGCACAAAGCAATGTCAACGACATCCGAGCATTCGTTAAAGAGTTACAAGTTAAGACAGGCAAGAAGATTGACTTCATGTGTATTGATTACTTGGATCTGTTAATGCCAGTAACTGCCAAAATTAGTCCAAGCGACTTGTTTGTTAAGGACAAATACGTATCAGAAGAAATACGTAACCTTGGTAAAGAAATTGACGTTGTAATGGTAACAGCATCGCAGCTTAACAGGTCAGCAGTTGAAGAGGTAGAGTTCGATCATAGTATGATTAGTGGTGGTATCTCAAAGATTAACACGGCTGATAATGTATTTGGTATCTTAACATCTCGTGCGATGCGTGAACGTGGCAAATATCAGTTACAGCTTATGAAAACACGTAGTTCTGCAGGCGTAGGACAAAAGATCGACCTAGACTTTGACGTAGATACCTTACGTATTGTTGATAATGGGCAGTCTAGCATGGGTCATAGCGGGTCACCATCAAACATCATTAATGACATTAAAGCAAGATCGACTATTACATCCAGCGCACCACAAGAGGTAGGTAAGGTAGCTGGTAAGGTAGACTCTAAAAAGTTAAATGAACTTCTTAACAAAGTTAAAAAATAAAGCTCGAACTGAATAAATATACACAATGACGAGAGCTTACATATGAAAAAGCACACACGTAGTATTTTAGAAGAATTAGAACAGATGCACCATGCCCGCGATTCGCGGTATGTAATTGAAACCCGCGCTGAGAATATCATCGCAAGTGCAATCAATCTAATAGATCTTATGGAAGAAACCTACACCACAGAGGAAGTTGAAGATCTTACTCGCAAGTTACTAAATTCTATTAAACAAAAAGACTCGTTAAAATTTAAGAGGTCGTTAGGACGAGTCAATGAGAGCAAATGAGTTTATAACAGAAAACCCAATCGGTGAACTAAGTACCTGGCTTCAGCAACAATCCATAGGTCGTAAGATGAAGGATAGGGCCAATGCTCAGAAGGCCAAGCTACCATTGATCGCTAAACAAGTGCAGAAGTTACTAGCATCTAGAGTGGCTCAGATTGCAACATCTAACGTCGAAGATAAAAAACAAGAATTAGCAAAACAAGTGATGTCTGTTATGTCTAGATCTACTAAGGTCGACATTGAAGGCAATCCAGAACTATTTAAAGATTCAATGGACGCTCTTTTATCTGCAATAACAGCAGACGCAAACGGAGTGGCTTCTAATAGCCAAGTACGTACACTTATAACCGACATTGTCGATAAATCATTTAGCGTTAAGATGTCTGGCACCAACCGGATGGACAAATTCAAGCAAGAATTAGCAGCAGGATTAAAGGCAGGTAAGGATCCGGAAGATGCATTAAACGATGCAGCTGAAAGCTCAGGACTAGACCCAGACGATTTTGATACTTCTACTATGCCTGACGTTGGCACTGGCCCAGCTACACCTGTACCAAGTGGCCCAATTGATCCAAATGCAGGGGAAGGGAGTGTTTATTATGAAGACCTTATTACAAAGGTTAAGGAGCACTTAGCAGCTAACCCAGCAAAGTTTAGCAATAGGGATACCGCAGCAGAATTTGTTGATGCTCAATTAGAAGATAACGGCGTCGAAGATCCTGAGGTACGTGATGCTATTGTCGATGCAATAATGCACGATAAAGATATGCCATTTAACTTAGGATTCGAAGAAGAGTTCAGAGCATTAGTGTATTCTCCAAACGGCACACGTTTTAAACAAGGTGACGATGTTGACAATACGGCGTATGTTAAACATAAAGGTATGTGGACCCGCTGGGAAATTGGTGCGCGTAGTAACTGGCGCTTCATGGAGAAAATTACAAGCAAAAGGGATTTAGCAGGGTTAATTGATCTAGCTAAGAAAGCCACCAGCGACATGACCCCACTTACATTCAGACAAGACGATGTTGAAGGTTCTCAGAATCTGTACAGAGTATCCGCTCGATGAATTCAAAGTTTCTAGATACGCACAGCCACATTTTAATGGCGAGCATTGCCAACGCACAAGGGTTAACGTGGTCGCGCGATGCAGGTCTTGTTGACAGCGTAACAAACGAAACTATTTCCGAAGATCCAAGAGAGATTGTTAGAACACTATTACCAGGTTACTCAGCTGACCCATTAAATTTAAGTGTAGAAAGCATCTTAGAGTACGTTTATAAGAGGCACGAGAATCAGCCTGAGAAGATTGAAGAACTAGTAGGTGCTGCCGCAGAAATATTAGCAGAGCACGGTGTTCAGATGCCTATGCCGAACGAGCCTGCCGTACACGAATCAAACGATACAGATGAATACTTCCTTGCGCGGTTACGTAATAGGATTGTTGTCATGGATATGGAACCATTGTTTGATGATACCGGGTCCGTTTACAAAGAATATGTAACAGAAGGTAAGTTACGTGATATGAATCACCTTGAGGATCTAGTACTTGAAGAAGGTCCAAGTGGTTTATACAAATCAATAAAGATTTTACGTGCATTTGCCGAAGGCAAAGCACAAGCAGAAACGACCATTAAATGGGATGGCAGTCCTGCCATAGTATTTGGTAGAGACGACAGTGGTCAATTCTTCTTAACTGATAAGTCAGGCTATCAAGCTAAAGGCTATGATGGCCGGGCGAAGTCAGCTAAAGAATTAGGTAGTATGTTTGCTAACAGGAAGCCAGTTATGGATGCTAGCCGCAAACAATTTGTATCAAGTATGGTGAACATCTTTGATGCATATCAAAAAGCAACACCACAGAACTTCCGTGGCATGATGAGCGGCGACTTAATGTACTCTAGTACCCCGGGCGTTGAAGATAACATATATGTTATGCAGCCTAACGCCGTACGCTATGCAGTAGCTACAGAGTCTAAGCTAGGGCAGCGTATTGGGCAAAGCAATACAGGTATAGTTGTTCACAAGTACATCGGTAATCAGTTTAATACAGTACAAGAAGCAATTAAACAGATGCAAGGTAACGAGGTGTTTGTTATACCTCCTACACATGTACAAACACCATCTGGCATTAACACAGGGCCTATAGATAAACTAGAAGCATTTGCTAATACACATGCAGCAGAAATCAAAACATTGTTTGATCCAGCAGGCCTTAAAGGTATTGCTAACATTCATACATTGTTCTACAAGTACATTAATAACAGTGTAGACACAGGACTTGAAAGTCTAGGCAATGATTTTGAAGCATGGTTAAACACAGAAAATCTGTCAGACAGTAAACGAGCTAATATTGCAAGCTACCTAGAAGCTAACAGGAAGGGAGTAAATGCTTTATGGACACTCATCAGAGGCATTATGAAGGCAAAGGATTGGATAGTAAACGAGTTTGATTCTCATCCTGGCGATGTGCAACAATCAATTGATGGTCAGCAAGGTGGCGAAGGATACGTAGTAAAAACTAAGGACGGCCTGGTAAAATTGGTATCTAGGCATAAATTTACCGCTGCAAATAGAGCCTTACATAGGTAAAAATCTTCCAAAGAGATAAATAATTGTAACGGGATCTTAAAGATACCCACATTAATTAGGAGATTATAAAATGGCAGGCGTAACAAAAGTAAACGGTTTTACACAATCAGATCAGTTTTTTGGTCGTACAATAGTAGGTGTTACAGTATCTACAATGACAGCTTCACCAGCAGATGTTGATGGCGAGCACGTTAAATGGCCAGAACTTGATGCAGCGGTTCAGGCAATTGAAACAATTTGTACAGTTTCAGTAGTAGGCGCGTACACTGCAACAGATACAGCAATCAACTTAATCGTTGAAGGCGTTGATGCAGAAGGCGACAAGTACACATTGGTTAATGGCGATCCAGCAACACTTTTTGAAAAGTTAACTGAATTAACTGGCGAAACAGTACTAGTTTTTGTTATCTAAGTAAAACCTTAGCAAATATAAAAAGCCTCTTTTATTTAGGGGCTTTTTTATGGCTGGACTATCTGCATAGTTAAATACACACATGCCACAGCACATTAAGATACATACAGACTTTGATATAACAAACACAGGTGTGGTACGCAATTTTAAAGAAGGGTTATTGCCATGCAAGGTAGATGGCAAAACAATAAACTCTAGAGATGAGTGGATTAAGTGCAGGCAGCAGCAAGCAAACTGGGAGACACTTATACAAATTATTTCATTGCGTACTCAACCATTGAATATCCGCACGGTTGTTAATACAGCTGACTGGTTACTTGAGTTTGATGTTGATCACATTGATGTATTTAGAAAGAATGGAGATCCGCTAGGGTTGTTAAAAGAAGACATTGCAAATGTACCATTGCTAACAGGATTAAATGAACAGAAAGATTTAGAGGTAGGCAGTAGTAATAGTCCTAACATAAGGATTGAAACCTATGAATTATAATGACGTTAGTAAAAAAGTACGCAAGATTGCCAAAAAGACACTAACGCAGGATGATTTAGCTGAGCAGATTATTATACAGAAGGGTAAAGCGTATCATGCCTATGGCAAGTACGTAATTGAAGAAACACCAGCAGGCTGGCAGGTAACGGCAGACATGTTTTCTACCCCGATGTTGTTTAACACGGCCAAGGTAGCACTGGCATGGTGCATAGCACACAAGGTCGGGCGGTATGAATTGGCAACAAAGCTACGGAATCTAGATAGCCGCGTTACTGCAAAGCAGTATGATATCGATATGATAACGTATATGTTGGATAATAACACACAAGATTCAGATGCAAGGGCAATACTAACAGCAAGATTAGTGGAAGATATCGATTCCAGACAGTCTTGCAAGAAACAATTAGCCAAATCTGTCGAATCAGCTAAATACATAAAATTAAAGGAACAAATTTAAAATGAACCTAGCAGACTTAACAAGAACAGTAGACTCCGAAACAGTCACTAAATTAATTAAAACCCAATTTGGGACTGATTATAATATAGGTAACTTAGGCTTAAAAGAGACGGTTACACTACTCAATGATACGGACAAATTAATTGTTGAGTTTAAATTGAAGAACAACTTACACTCAAGTGAAAACGATCCTTCATATATGAAATTGCTTATGGTAAACGAAGCTGTCGATAGACGGGCAACAGAATTAACCAAAGTCACACCAATACAGGAATCCGAAATGGAAAACAAACTATTAACTAAGGCTCTTAAGATTGCTGCAATGGGCGGCAAACTATCAGAAGACCAACTTCAAGCATTGCGTATAACAGAAAGTATGCAATCAGTTTTACGTAACCAGAAAACAGCACAAACTTTCATGCGTAAGATAATCGAAAGCAAGAGAGCTATGCTTGCTGAAAGCGAAATTGCATCAGCACAAACAACTATTGCAGCACAAGATATCGCAGACCAAATTCAGGCAATGATTGAAAAGTTTGCAGACATTAAGTACAAAGAGCTTCCAGCACTACATGATAGCATTCGTAATGCACAAGGTGTTGATCAAGCAGAGTCGTTTAACACTCAGTTAGTTGGATCACTTGATTCATTAACAAGTTCGTTAGAACAAGCTAAAGCAGACGTTAACAATGCAGTTGCAGAGTTAACAGGACAGGAAGTTGCAGCTGGCGCAGGCGACTTAGATTTAGATGGGTTTGGCGGCGATGAAATGGGCGGCGAGCTAGACTTAGGTATGGGCGACGAGATGGATATGGACCTAGACTTAGATGGCGACGGTGGAGAGTTTGATTTAGATCTTGAAGCAGACGATGAAGCAGTTGATTTAGGCCGCGAGCGTCGTTAAGATGTCAGACAAAATACTAACTGAAGCTTTTGATAAAATAAAAGCAATTGAAGAATCCGATGATCCGTTCTGTGTTAACGAAGCGCCTGAAGCGCCATACGTTATAGAAGAACCAGAGTCAGTTGATCACCTAGGCGAGATGGAAAGTCAACTAACCAACTTACGTGACGGTATGCAAGAGCTTGAAGAGATTCGAGATGAATTTTTCGACACCAGAGAACGTCTAGTAGATGCCATTAGAGCTTACTACCCAAGTAAGTTGCCGTATTGGGAATCATACGGGTTAGCACATTTAGCAATTATATTTGGCTCAGACCAGTATGCATCATCAGATGAGTCTATTAACACACTTATTGATAGAATGCGTAAGGACTACGAAGCAACTAAGAAAGAACTGGGCGGCATGTAATGTACCCAGATATGCGTCAATTGATGAATAAAATCACAGAAGATGAAGCAGCGCATGAAGAACAGATCGCAGCTATTAGTCAATTGATTGCAGATCGAACCGAAGACGAAAATTCCCCTTCAAAACTTAGCACTGAGGCTTTTATTAGCATCATTAATAAGATGGGGCTTCCGCTAACCAAAGAAACATTATTTGACCTTGCTGAAAAGGGCAACCTAGACTCAGTTATCAAGGACGTGAACCCGGAAGAGATACATTTTAAAGGTCAACAAGAAATCGATCCTTCGGTGATGTCAGTAGATAAAGCAAAAGACGTAGTAGCTAATATGGCTAAACGCTCTGCTAAGAAAGGAATTATGAAATGAAAGAATTAGAGCAACTTAAAAACTTATTCGAATCCCTAGGCGAGTTAGAAGAAGCAGAAGCCGATTCCGTAGAAACTGTTAAAGAAGATGACTACGACCAATATGAAGGGCATGGCTTTAGTGGAAGTGATTATTACGAAATTCTTAAGAATATGGACGCATATATTGACAAGCACGGTTTAAGTCCAGAGACTATTATGCGAGCAGCAGAGAACGAAGCAGAGGCTTGGTCAGGACCAATGGGCTACAGGGGCGATTGGACTGCGGCAGCACTGGCTATTAAGGATGCTTGGATACGTATGACAGAACGCGGACAGCAACTTCAGAGAATGTTTGCACCTAAAGAACAAGATTGACATCTTAGAGTATTTTCTGTTATACTTACTAGATGATCAATCACAAATTCGAATATAAATCCCTAGAAAGAAAAAACATAAACGGCAAAAGACATTACTTATTAGCAGGAAGCGATGAGTATTTGCCGATGGCATCCGTCACAACAATCCTAGATAAAACAAAACCCGCAGCAGACCGCGAAGCACTTGAACAGTGGAAGCGTAACGTTGGCAAAGTTAGAGCAGACGCCGTTACGATGGAAGCAGCTAATCGCGGAACACGTATGCACAAGTACTTAGAAGACTATTGCAAAACAGATGTACTAGCAATTCCTGGTACTAATCCTTATGCCCAGCAAGCTAACAAGATGGCAGGCATTGTCATTGAGAAGGGCATGAAAAATGTAGATGAGATATGGGGTGTTGAAGTACCCGTATGCCACCCTAACATATATGCAGGAACAACAGATTGTGTAGGAGTACACAACGGTGCCGAATCCATTATCGATTTTAAGCAGACTAACAAGCCCAAGACATTAGAACGTGTACAAGACTACTTCTTACAGTTAACAGCGTACGGTGAAGCACACAACGCCCTGTACGGCACTAATATCCGCAAGGGTGTTATTATGATGTGTAGCAAGGACTTCGCGTATCAAGAATTTGTTGTAGATCTAGATGCATTTGATCAGCACAGAAAACGCTGGTGGAGCCGTGTCGAACAATACTTCGAAATGTAAAAGCCATAAATAGTAATATGAAAAACTTACTATTCATGATCATATTTACGTTACTATTGGCATCTTGTGCCATTACATCAAAATTTGACAACATTGAATATAATAGAGTTGTCTTACTCACCCAATCACTGAAAACTTTTCAGGGCGGTTATTGCCCGGCTCTAGCAGACACGCAATTTCGTGAACTAAAACGATTAGAAAACATAACCAACGGCTTTGAGCTGTATACAAGATATATTCCAAATAACACGGAAGTCCAAAACGTAGCAAAAAGTATTAAAAATGATGTCCAGCAGTTGTTAAAACACTACAGTACAAATGAATACTTGAACTTAAAGTACTGTCAAATTAAATTAAAAATTATGCACAGAAAAGCAGAGCGCATATTAAAAGCAATTGGACAAAAGGATAGATAATATGGAAAACAGAGAAGAATTTGATTTGCTTGTGCATGAGTTTTTAACTGGTGATTCAGAAAGTTTAAAAACAGTTGCACTAGAATTAACTGCAATTGATAAGGCATTTACAGCAGGCGAAATTGACGAAAGCATGAGAACAGAATTGCTTGACGATGTATCAGAATTAGTAAGAGTTGAAACAGCAGCTGAACTACTTGAAACTAAAATTAAGGTTGAAAAGGCACTTGCTTTGTTGTCTAACTTAACCTTACTAATATAAATATAAGAAATAGGAATTAAAATGAAAGAGACAGCTCAACTCAAAAATCTAATGGAATCGGTAGGTAAGATTCAAGAAGGACGCTACTGGGATAACAAAGGTGCGTACGAAAACGAAGCTAAGGAACTAGGAAAATTAGTTCCATCATCAGGCCCATCTAAGTCTCTAAGAGGCGAGATCTTCCGCGCCGCGATGAAAGTCTACTACGATTATTACAACAACGGCTTTGGTAATTCTTGGCCTGAAGCAGCACAGTTTTTAATGAGCCACGTTGATCTTAGTTCAAATGTAACTCAGATGTTACTTGATCATGCCATGGGCAACTTAGGCAATGGTGTAAGCGGCGCAGTTGAAGAAATGATGAACACGACTATTGAACAAATATATACCATGACAGACTCGGCAAATACCACAGATATGTGGGAAACGCATTACGACGAAAGTATGTTTGAACCTGAACATAGTGATGATGGTTACGATGAAGAGTGGGAAGATGAAGAGGATAACATGTAATGGCAATTTTACAACTTTCAAGAATAACACACCGTAAGGGACTAAGTGAAAACTTACCACAGTTAGCCGGCGCAGAATTTGGCTGGGTACTAGATGAACGTAAATTGTTTATCGGCAATGGTATAGTATCTGATGGCGCACCAGTAATTGGCAACACCGAGATACTAACTGAGTTTAGTGATGTATTAGCTCTAGCATCAACGTATACATACAAAGGTCTAGACGCAGGATATGTTGTTGCTACAGGTCCAGGTACTGAAGATATTGCTCGCAACTTGCAGAGCAAATTTGATGACTTTGTAAGTGTTAAAGCCTTTGGCGCCACCGGCGATGGGATAACAGATGACACGGATGCAATTAACAGAGCACTATACGAATTATTCTGCCGCGAATCAAATATTGCAATTAGACGTAGCTTATTCTTCCCAGCAGGAACTTACAAAGTGTCAAACACTATTAAGGTACCGCCTCATGCTAGACTTTACGGCGAAGGTTTAACAAGTTCTATTATTAGTTTCATTAGTAATGTTGTAGTAAATGTTGCTGACCTAGAGGCCGGCGTACGGTATGCAATTACTAACCCTGGAACTACTGATGCAGGAGAATGGGGAGCAGCGGCCGTGGGCGGTGTTGATGTCACTGGTGCTGCAATGACAGCTACAGCAAATGTAATATTTATTGCAGTCGGCGGCGCTACTAATGGCACAGGAACAGTCCGTGAAGTTGCTAGTCAGGTTGTCGAAACAGCTGATAGCTTACAGCAAACAGGTGTTAACCTAGGGCAAAACGGCGCCGAAGTACCAACTGGTATTGAAATGGCTAGTATGGCAGTTTATTCATCAGAGGATAACACACTCTTAAAACTAGATAGTGTTTCTAACAGCGGCTTCCATTACTTAGGATTGCACGGTCCTAACGTGGATCCAACAGTTGTTGGCTACAGCACAGCGGCAATTCAAATTGCTTCTAGTGTTGCTCCAACACATGATGTTACTATTAGTAAACTTGATACCTATGGTACAACATACGCACTAAGAGCCGCAGGTGATGTCAAGGGTGTCGTACTTGAGAACAGTGGTTTAGATTTTCACTACCAAGGTGTACACATTCATAATCCTACTAGTGTAGCTACCGGCACAGTTGCCGCTACACGATACAAAATTATGTCTCTTGGTACTACAGACTTTACTGCCATTGGCGCAGATTTTAACCGCGTTGGAATAACATTTACGGCGTCTGGTGCAGGAACAGGAACCGGTACAGTTATTGATCTAGATGTAGCAAGCCCAACAGGCATTGTAGTTACACGTAACATCTTTGATAATATAGCTAAAGAAGGTATTCACTTCCATAATGTATTATTCAATAGTTCAGCATTTAATGTATTTTATGATGTCGGCAACCAATTTGGTGGTAACGCAACACCAATTACACCAGTTGTACACATGGAAACAGATCAATGTATTAGCGTTGGTGATTTGTTTGAACGTGAAGACGAAAGTGTTCAGCCACGTATTGCCCTATTAGGTAATGGCGGCATTGCAATGGATAGCACACATTCAATCCACTTAGGATCATATGAGAGACAAGTTGGTATTGAATCTGTATTACCTGACAATATAGCAGCGGCAGCAGATATTTTTGTGTTTGACAGCACTACATCAAATTCTTACAGGATTGATTATAATATTAAACGTAATGCTGTAACCAGGCTGGGCCGCATATATGTTTCAAATGATGGTGCAAATGTAACATACAATGACGAGTTCAACGAATCCGGTCCTACAGGTGTAGTTTTAAGTGTTGTTAGCGCAGGCACTGACGAAACATCTGAATTACAGTTCACCACCACCAACACAGGAAACGATGCGACACTTAACTATTCGATTGCACGTTTAGATTAATATGTGGACAACCTCATATGAAGACCTGCTCGCAGAGTGGGCCAGCTTAAGAGCAGAAGCATCCGAGCTACCGCTTGAAGATGCCCTTACCTTGGTACACGATTGGTGGGGGAATGCACCAATCGTGAACAACACCATGCATTTTACCGACCCAGACAATTGGCCACTTCCGTGGGACCTTCTGGCTCAACACGCCTATTGTGACGTTGCTAAATGCCTGGGCTTATGTTATACTCTCCTACTAATACAGCACGAAGATATAAACTCGTTGCATATGGTACAAACAGATAACTATACGTTAGTACAAGTCAACGAAGGGCAGTACACATTAAATGACCAGCCCGGCTCTATAACAGCAGACCAGTCTGATCTTCGTATTAGATTCTCATATAATTGTGAGGAACTAAAGAGTAAAATAGAATAATAATAACAAGAGGATTTCATGAGCGAGATTTTAGTGACCAAACGCAATGGTCGGGTTGAACCTCTAGATATAGAAAAGCTACACAAAGTTACACTTTGGGCAACAGAGAACACAACCGGCACTTCAGCAAGTGAAGTGGAAATAAAAAGCCACATACAGTTTTACAACAAAATAAAAACAGCAGATATACAGGAAACATTAATTAAGTCCGCTGCGGATTTGATTAGTGAAGATACCCCCA